CATAAGTCACCTTTGCTAACAAGATAATCATATGATAAAATTAAACCTAAATTAAATCTACTCGACTTCGCTAGTAATCTCTTCGGACGAATTAGGATCTGGAAGCCCGGGGGCACCGTAACTATACTCGTTTTTCGCACATTCTTCAAGCCTTGCCATTACTTCCTCAGTAAAGTACTTTTCAGGGTTGGTGTTAATTTCCTTCCCAAATACTTTCTGTCCATTTGGAAGCTCATAACGAGTAGATGTCTTCTTGAAGATTTCATACTTCTCAGCCAAGTCTAGGAGACCGTAGTATCGGTCAAGACCTTTGTCGTAAGTAAGAAGCACTTCGACTTTTGAATGTTCTTTCGATAGTCGAGATTTGTACATTTGAACCTTGATGATATTTCCGATGATTGCACCGGAAGTGTCTTTTTCTTTCTTTTTTGATAACATTGCAATAGAACTGGCAGCATATTTTAACCCCGTACCTCCCCCTAACTCTTTCATAGGTATATAAGAACCGACTAAATCATAAACGTGATTAGTTACTAACATTGGCACACTTACCTTGGCAAGTCTAAGTGTAAGCACTCTAAACGTTGCTTTAATGACCTGTGCCTTGGTCATATCTCTAGTATCTTTACCTTCCAGACTATCTTCCATCTCCTTAGAGGTAGAGAGTAGTCCTAGACTATCTAATACAAACAGCATAGGGGGGCGCTTATCTTTAGGCTGCTTATCGTATGCATCTAACATCTTAAGTGCATGAGTCTTAAACTTCTGAATAGTATCAGGCTCGGCAATAATAACACGTTTAGTATCAATACCTCGCTCCTCCATCATTCCTTTGGTGACGGCTGCTTCGGTGTCATAATAGACGACTCCACCTGTTGGATGCTTTTCGAGGAAAGATCGGACGATCCCAAGAACGAAGTAACTCTTACCAGTAGCGGACTCTCCTGCAAAACCAGTAATTTTATTATCAGGTACGCCGCCATAGAGGCTGCCTGAGAGAGCAGCGTTGAGAATGTAGCTGCCAGTATCAATAAAGCTCCCAAACTCAGCACTACCAGCACCGTCAGCGGCAATAGAAGTATCTTCATCTTTAATAGTCTCCACAAGGTCTCTAAAAAAATCACTCATTGTATACCTTCCTCTATTTGTTTTTCATAATACTTTTTAAGCTCTTTTACTGCTTCAAGCACTGTAGGATGAAGGTGCTCAAAATTTTGATAGTCCATAATATTATTCATAAGATTACGAGACAATCTTATTTCTCTAAAATATCCAATAGGATTAACTTCAAAATCATTCATGATGTTAGTATTCTCCAACGTCTATAGATTTAGGTTTAACTATTCCAGCTGCCTCTTTCTGTCTTCTAGAAATGCTTGCGGCATCGTCTGGAATGTCGTCTTCAGGCATTACTTTAATTTTTTTCTTGTCAATCTCTATTTTACCTGCTTTACGTTTTTCGTTCAACTTATGAGTACGTTTAAGCCATCTAGGGATTACATTGTCTTTATTTTTTAAATCATCCTCTACCTCTATTTTATTTTGAGGAGGTAAAGGAGTTTTTAACTGACTGTTAGCAGCAATTAAAAGAGCTATAGCGAGGGGGTCGAACACTGCAACTATTAAAATTATAACCCATCTTACTGCTTTATCAATAACAGAGTCATCAGCCTCTCCATAGATAAGCTCTGCTATGTATTTGATAGGCCCTACTTCAGCTGTAATTTTTCTTAACTCGGAAGCTAGAGGTGCTTTTTCTTCGTTAAGCTTTGTAATTTCT